GTTAGCTGGTCGAATGTAATTATTAATACGATTTACCCTCTTTTTCGGAAGAGCAGGTGGATTGCGAGGGACAGGAGGGGGATTGCCACGTAACTGAGGCATAGTTGAAGGAGGAGAGAGAGTATCAGGGGGAATATGTTCAGTATTCTTGACAATAATATCACCAATAGGATTTCTCCAAGTTGATGGTTTACGCTCAAAAGAAATATTAGACTTATCCCAAGCTGATTTGACTTCGTTGAAAACTTTCTTTAAGTTCTCCTTGTTAAATAATAATCGAGCTTGATCAGCAACGTTATTTATTTGGACAGGCGCTTCAACTGTATGTAATCGGCGAAAAGGATGGATAGATTTAGAACTATCCGTGATAGGTATTGGTTCCCCGTATCACAATCGGGGACTGTACATCATAATAATCGCGCACAAGTACTTATGTGATAAATACTGTCAAAGGCATGTACGACAATCCGTGCAGTCTCTTGGCATTTAGCTCTCAGCTATGAGTAGCACTTAGCACTAAAATAATAGTTTTGGACTGTAAATATTATGACCCAATAGGCAGTTGATAAAGGAGCGACGACCCAGCTCCGGCCCGCATTTTATTTTACTTATAATGCAGGAGCAGTTTCAAGCATGCTCAGGCCTCACAAATTAATTTTAGATGCTCATGGATCCTCGTCTAGAGGTCCTATCACATTGTAGATGTGTGGATTCGCTCTCGATAGACGGTGGGCTAACTCCGGAAGGGGGGCCAGGGAGTTCTTCTCTGGATATGCGCCATAAGGGACACAATACATCCAGAATCCATTCCTGTAATTGTAAGGAATCGGAGCATTCTGAGGACAAGGTGGCACGTAAGAGGGCACTATCGGTGGTCTGTCTAGAGGTAGTTCGTCCACCCAAGCAGGCTGTAAAGCTGGCCTTGGTGGAGTCAACGATCGAGAAAGACTTAACTGTGAAGTGCGACGTCGATTCAGAGCATAATACGAAGGGGAGGATGGACTTGGCTCGTAGTCGTTTGACTCCGGTTCGGAGATCAAAGACTCGTCGAGTTCCATCATCACATCTTCTACACTCTGACTCATCCGAGATCTTTTCTTTCTTGTACCAACTGGTATCAAGATCGGACTCGATCTCTTGGAGGAAGGGGAAGGGGGTGGGGAATCCATAGGATTTTGTTGCTGTGTGCTTAAATTGACAATATGCAGCTACTAAACGATCAGTTCTAGTAACCTTATAACGCCAATTTGGTGGAGGGTCTATACCCATTCCACCATTACACTCAGGGAGAAACATATTTGAAATGTGTTCTCGCAATTTAAAACCACTCTTCGTAGGCAATCGGACGTACGTGAGACACTCGTCTCTTAGAGAAGAACTATGATAATTAATATAAATCTTAAGTAGTTCACTCTGTTTACCAGGCAAAGAACCTGAAATAAAATCATTAGCATTAATACAAAGGGACTTAATTTTATCGTCGCTAGTATTCATTACTTTACTCTGACCTTTATACAAACCTGTATTAAGGTAGGGAATCAAGTAAGGAGTTACGCCGTAATAATTAGTCGTACTGATACCACACTTTTTAATATCGTAGTGGATAGAAGTACTATTAATGTTAAGATAGGTGTCATGAACATATGCTTTACCGATGGACATTTTTAGTCCAACGAGTTTACCATATTTGACATGCCTATCCCAGATCTCTTCAGGGGCCGCATAAACCATATCATCACCATTAACTAGAACATGAAGGAGCTTGTCTTCTAAGGCCCAATCATCGTGTACTTTCTTCATAGAATAAAGATAAACACCCAGATTGGCGAGACAAAGAATAGGGAAAGAGAGAATACTACCCATAAGTTGGCCATTTATTTGCTGACCACCAAAATGAATCTGATCACCCACTTCAGGATCGGTCTTCTCTCGAAGACCTTGCCTGTTGCGGATCTCAGATGCAAGTTCACGGAACTCATCCGAAAGACGGAGTCGTTCAGGAGACTGCATACAAATTGGGGTATCGGGATACCATAACTCATGAGGACCTAGAACTTGAAGAGCACGATCGTACTCTTCCATTGAACGTTCTGGGCATTCAGTAATATCTCTCATCACAGCTCGAAGAATTGTACCAGATAGAGCCGCACTTAAGCCATCAGTAGCTGCCGAGTAATCGATGGAAAACCACTTCCAATCCTTAGAGATCTTTCGAGTTAAATCGATAAGATCACAAGGGGATAGGGGTCTTCCAATAAGACGAAAACAAGGCAGCTCTTTCAAAGCTTTGTGTAGAGCCTTCTGGAAATTATTCATACTATAATAAGGCAATGATTCACCTTTTGAAATTATACGGATCTTCATGGGCTCTAAAACCGCTTGAATAATACATTTCAGTGGGCGACCAAGATCAGAGGAACAGAACATTAAGCCATCATCTTTAAGGATATTCTCACCATCATAATACAAGTGAGCCTTAAGATCTAACCATATTTCATAACCACATCTTCTACGGACATCGAATGTAAAATTATCATAACGACGAGAAGATACAAAACCAACATGCACGAACTTCATTGAACAGAGTTCAGATTGCGACAACATATGATCCTTAAAATAATCATATCCATAACGGAAACCTAGTTTTCGGTATATTGAAGCTAACTGACCACCTTGAAGACGTGTTGCGTCAAAACAAGAAGAGGAACTTGCAGGTCGATGCTCAAGGTCTCGTTCACCTAAAAGATTATTTTTGAAAGACTTCGAAACATTTCGTAAGACATGTTGGAAGTCAGGATTTTCAAAAATCTTTCTATAGGCGACGAAACCCGAGCCAGATGAGCAAGGGTCTTGTTCTGTCAAAGAACGCAAATGGTCCTGATATGCTTTATCAATAAGAAAATTGGAAGCAGGCAAAGCAGAACGCTTAGCCTGAAGCCAGGAGAACCAAAGATGAGTATTTCCTCTACAGAATGATACTAGTCGTTGGCGCATCCATTGTCTTAAAGGTCCAGCACAGGGAACAAACGGGATGGAGGGTAAAGGAGGAGGGGGAGGAAGCGGGTTACGTAGATATTTGGCGATTGGGTAGGCAAGAAGGTATTTTCCCTTCTTTAACCAGATCGACTCGTCAGATGAATCATCTAAGTAACGATGAACTTGACTTTTCAAGTCTTCAAGGACCTCATTCGATGCACCATGGTGCTTAAGAATCAGAGATAATCCTTGGAAAAGGGCATCAGTCCGCATGGGGATCGTAACAGATTCCGCGGAAAAATCTGTCAAATCAGCAACCGCTGAGCTGTCGGATTCAACATCAAAATCATCAGACGGGAAGAAGTCCTGGTTAAAGAAACCAGTTAAATAATCAAACTTCTTCTCTTCTGACATAGTGAGTGTTATTGAACACAATCGGGAGTTTTCCAATTTACTGTTAACAGTGAGGCGGAAACC